GTTAAATATTCTAGATAAATGTAAAAAACTACTTGACAAATACAATGGGCTAGATAAAATAAAGGAAAGTTCAGAGGCAGATGTTCAAAGGTTTTTTGGTGAAGGTTTTTATGCTATTGGTGCTGACGGCTTTGACCATTTAGTTATTGGGACACTTAAATATAATTTGGAGAACGGCATGCGGAAGTATGAAGTAATTAAATCGTTTGAGAGAGTGAAAGATTTTTCTAAACATGCACACTTGCAACCCATCATGCTAATGCAGAAGGTTTATAACGAAGACAAAGTTGGTGGTAAGCTTTACGCAAATTACTTTCCACAGGTGGATGGAATCTTAAAAGACCTCGATATCATTCAAATAGCTAACTACAAACCGAGTGAACAACAATTTGTATGGACGCTTATCCCATGTTCATCCGTTTGATGAAAGAGAATTTAAGTCCTATCGTCCACCAATATACATCTAACTTATATCGTGTTCCTTTGTGTAAGCAAGAAAACCATTACAAGATGTATGTCGGTGATGGATATACCAGAGAGTTCGATGAGAATTCATTACCTGATGAAATTAAAATTAAGATGGCAATGATACTAGCAAGGAGTAAGCAAGTTATGTATGACCATGAGTTAACACATTTAAGATTGATGTCAACCATAAAGGACGATGACTTAGCAGAGATAGGATGGCAAGCAAGTGAAAGTATGTTTATTGTTGTTATGCCTATCACATCACTAATGAAACTAAGAGGAGAAGAACATGAAGGGAATGACTGATGCAGAGTGGCGAAAATATTGGTCAGCTTTTTGGAAGAAACAAAAATCATTATGGAAACAAATAGAAGAGGAGAAGAGTAATGGCAATGACACCCGAAGGGAAAGTAAAGAAGAAAGTAAAAGACTACCTGAGTGCTAAGGGAATCTATTTCACGATGCCTTTTACCGCAGGGTATGGCGCAAGTGGTGTACCCGACATACTCGTATGCTTTCAAGGCAAGTTCATAGCAATAGAGTGCAAGGCTAACGGCAATAAGCCTACGGCTTTACAGGCTCAGCATATGAAGAGGATTCAACAGGGGGGTGGAACGGCAGTTGTCGTTGATGAGAATAATGTCAAAACAATGCTTGAAACTCTTTTTGACGATACAGATGATGGGAGATGCTGATGAGCGCAAAACGAGAATATGAGAAGTGGTGCGGATTAGAGCGAGTATGGGAGGAGTCACGCTACGGCGATATGCAAGAGAAGGCATATATAACTGGCTTCAATAAAGCAATTGAACTAATGGAGAAATACTTAACTAAGTGTAAAGAAACTAATGGATGATAAAGATAAAGAATATTTAAGAGATTTGTTCGCTATGTTTAAATCAATAACGCAATCAAGTGCAGAACAATGTTACAAGTTTGCCGATGAAATGATAGAGGCTCGTGAACACAAAGAACCCAAAATGGGTATAACCGCAGTAGAACCTAAGAGGAGAAGTAAATGAGTAATAAAGATACTAAAGTATTAGAGGTAGCAAACTTTTTAACTAAGAATCCTAAAGCAACAGGAAAAGTTGTCGCTAAGAAGTTTAAAATAGCACTGTCTTATGCTTACGTCTTGATGTCTAAGGCTAGGGCAATTAAGAAAGAAGCCGATGAGGTAGTTGAGGAAGCTAACGCAGATAATGAAAAAATATCTAATCTTGCATATAAAATTACACTAGGTCGTGGAGAGTTAAGACCAAAACTTAGATTGTTAGAAGTAGAGCAAGAAAGGGAAAGGTTAGAAGCGGTTAATCATCCCCCTCACTACAAGGTGGGTGGCATCGAGACGATTGACTTCATCGAAGCAAAGGGCTTGGGATATCATTTAGGTAATGTTGTCAAGTATATTTCTAGGGCAGACCAAAAAGGGGATAAGTTGGAGAACCTTGAGAAAGCGCAGTGGTATTTGAATCGTGCAATAGATAATTTAAGGAAGTAATTTTCGGGGGGTAGGGCTATGCCTTGCTCCCCTTTTTTGTCACTATACAAGACGTTATTTAAGGAAAATAGAATGAGCGAAAAAGAAGAAGTTTTATTGACAGGTATTGAAAGCGGAATGATTGGTGTAGTGTTGTCTAGGATGGACACACACCCTGAAGAGTTTTGGGGCAGCAGCGAGAAGTGGCGATTTATCTATCAAGATTACTTTAGGGATGCCATGACTGAGGCTGAGAAGGGCATGATATTTGACAAACTGAAAAGAGTTCGTAGAGAAGAGTTTAATCAGAAGGTAATGCAGACACTAGTGCCTCCCGAAGAAGAGGAAGAATGGACAGATATAAAAACTGGCTTCGGAAGTGCGCCGATGAAACGTGAAGGCTCAGCAGTTAAATATAGCGATGCAATAAAAACGACATTAAAAGCAACTGATGTACAAATGGCTAAACAATTTGGTATGTCTATGACTGAGTATGCTAAAAAGAAAAAAGGACTAGGGTTGTGAATCTAATCACATTAGACTTTGAGACTTACTACGACTCTAAGATTAAACTTGGGTTTAAGCATCAGACTACGGAGGAGTATATCCGTGACAAACGCTTTGAGGTAATCGGTGTGGGTGTGAAGGTCAACGACGGTGAGACAACGTGGTTTAGTGGCTCTCACCTCGACATCCAAAAATACCTTCTCACGCTACCGTGGAATGATAGTTATCTCCTTTGCCATAATACTTTATTTGACGGCGCAATTCTTAAATGGAAGTTTGGTATTACACCTAGTAAATACTTAGACACTTTGTGTATGGGTAGGGCGACTAACGGAGTTGAAGTGGGTGGCTCGCTCGCTTACCTATCTGAGCGGTATAACTTGGGTGTAAAAGGCACAGAGGTTGTCCAAGCTGAAGGCAAGCAAATAACTGGCTTCACTTATACCGAACTTACAGCCTACGGCGAATACTGTAAAAACGACGTGAACTTAACTTTTAAACTCTTCCAAGTATTGTCTAGCACGTTTCCGCAAGATGAATTAGATTTGATAGACATGACCTTAAGAATGTTTATTCATCCTATTCTTTTAGTTGACGATGCTTTATTGAACGAACGGATAGATGAACTAAGACATGAGAAATTACAGTTATTAGGTACTCTCAAAGAGAAACTGAATTGCGATAGCGAAGAAGAAGTGCGTAAGCGGTTAGCCAGTAACAAACAGTTTGCTGAGTTGCTTAAAGAATTTAATATCGAAGTACCAATGAAGACAAGTGTTACTACAGGCAAGCAGACTTATGCGTTAGCTAAGAATGATGAGGGTTTTATCGCACTCACCGAACATGAAGACCCGTTCATACAACAATTGGCTGCGGTGCGTTTGGGAACTAAGTCAACGCTTGAAGAGAGTAGGATTGAAAGGTTCATCTCGATTGGGTTAAGAAATAAAACTCAATTGCCTATCCCTCTTAAATACTACGGGGCGCATACAGGACGTTGGGCTGGTAGCGACAAGGTTAACTTCCAAAACTTGCCGAGTCGAGATAAGAAGAAAAAGACATTAAAGAATGCGGTAATAGCCCCTGACGACCATTTCATTATTAATTGTGACTCATCACAGATTGAGGCTAGGGTACTTGCTTGGTTAGCAGGACAGGAAGACCTCGTTCAATCATTTGCTGATAAGAGAGATGTTTACTCTGAGTTTGCATCGAAGATTTATGAGCGAGAGATTACTAAGAAAGACCCCGTTGAAAGATTCGTAGGTAAGACTTGTATTTTAGGATTAGGTTACGGGACTGGCGCATTAAAGTTACAGCACACGCTAAAGACACAACCACCTGGGGCCGACCTTACTAAAGATAAGTGTGATGAAATAGTTAATTTATACAGAGATAGCAACGACAAGATTACTGCGCTTTGGAAAGAAGGCGATATGGCTCTTAAAAATATGTGTAAGTGGCTACCTAAGTATAAGCCCTATAGCTATGGAGAACATGATTGCGTTACGATACATAAAGACGGTATACAGTTGCCGAATGGGCTTTATATACGTTACCCCGAACTTAAACTTAACACCGATGAATTAAGTAGAGGACACCATTATAAATCTCGTAAAGGTCTTGTATCTATATGGGGCGGTTCAGTTGTGGAGAATGTGGTTCAAGCATTAGCTAGAATTATCGTAGGCGAACAAATGATTAAACTAGCTGAGCGCTATCGTCCTGTGTTAACGGTTCACGATGCGGCGGTGTGTGTAGTACCTGATGATGAGTTAGATGAGGCTCTTGCATGGATCGTCGAGGTCATGTCAACACCACCAGACTGGGCTAAAGGATTGCCTGTGGCATGTGAAGCTAATTATGGACGCACTTATGGAGATTGCTAATGTACAAAATATATAACGAGTATGACGAACTGATACGAGTAGTCAAATACAAAGAAGAAGCCGATCATTTTGTAAATGACTATGGTTGGACTAAGAAGTTTTTTAAACAAGAAAACAAAATGAAAGATATATTAACTAACATGGAGGAATCGCCGTTATGAAATCACTTTATGTAGCTACATTAATTATCTGTATGTATTTAATCTTTATGACAGAGTTAGCCCGTGTAGAAACACAAACGCATTGGGGTACAAAGAACTGTGAGTTGGCTGAGATTAGCCCCGACTT